TAGATGAGACCTTCAAGGTTAAGCTAGACAATACACCCCTAACATTTTGGGAAGAGATACTACCCTGCATAAGGGATAACTAATACGTGTGGGATAGGTTAGCCCTCTCTAAAATCCTTAACCTATATCATCTGACTGACCCCAGTTAGACAAGTTGCCGGTCTTGCACCCCACCGGCACTTAAAATTAATTAAATAAACTATGGACTTTACAAACAAAGTGTGCTATAATGTGTGCACTTATAACAAAAACAAACCTTAAGGAGGTATAATATATGTATGAGTATGTAAAAGGAAAGGCAATGTGGGCAAACATTACATCGCCAAACACGAGGTTCCAACCTCACAAGTATGGTCTGACTGTACTAACGGATGCAGACACTGCTTCTAAACTTGAAGGCATAGGTCTTAACCAAGTTAAAGANAGAGCAGGTCAGGCTAAGTATGANGAACCGGCATTTACTTTTAGTAAACGAGCCACCAAGAATGATGGAGAAGCTAACNNTGCTCCTAAATTAGTTAACGTTGATGGTGAATCTATTGATGTTAGTGTTGGTAACGGTTCAGAAGTAGTNGTAAAGATCAAGCCTTACAAGAATGACTTCGGGCAATTTGCCGAGCTCATGGCTGTCAAGGTAGAGAACCTTGTTGAATATGTTGAAGGCAACACGGACGACAACGAGGAATTCTAAATGATTATAACTATTACGAATGAAGATGTGGTTACTAACTTTGATGTTAATAACATTAGTGATGATGCTGTAAAGCAAGAAGCTACTGTTGTTGTACAGAAGGTTGGTAACCTACAGATCATTATTGAAGCTTTAGACTTTGCAAGTCGTACTCATCGAGCTAACTTAGAAGAGTTACTCAAGAGTAGAGATGAAGCTATTGTCCTACCAGAGCCAGAGGTAACGGAGGACGAAACAGACGACAATAAATCTTAGTCTTTAGGAGGGCTACTATGGAAGATAAAACTTGGGATAAGTTAAAACAACCCTGTCCACTTTGTCCGAGCAGTGATGCTGTTGGTATCAACGCAGACGGTTCGGCAAAGTGTTTCAGTTGTGGAGAATTTATGCCTAATTANAATAACGCATGTGAAGGAAAGACTATGACAGAACCACAAACAACACAACAAAAACAACCAGACAGTGTGNTTGAAGGCAACTTCATGGCATTGACAGATCGTAAAATCTCTCAGGCTACAGCACAGAAGTATGGTGTTAAGGCTGTGCAAGACTTGAAGGGTCAGGTCGTTAAACATTTGTATCCATATTACAATGGACATGAATTATCTGCTACGAAATATAGGAATACTATTAGTAAAGATTTCTTTGTCTCAGGTAGCTATAACGATACCGGACTGTTCGGTCAACAGCTATTCAAGGGTGGCAAGTATGTCACCATAACCGAAGGGGAGTGTGATGCTATGGCGGCTTACGAACTACTAGGTAGTAAGTGGGCTGTCGTATCCATTAAACGTGGTGCTCAAGGTGCCGTCAAAGATATCAAAGAAAGCTTAGAGTTCTTTGAAGAGTTTGAGAATGTAATCATTGCATTCGATAATGACAAGGCAGGTAAAGAAGCATCGGTTAAAGTTGCTAGGTTATTTAAACCGGGCAAGGCTAGGATACTCACACTTCCTAATGGTTTCAAAGACCCTAACGATATGCTTCGTAGCAATAAGCACAAAGATTTTGTTGAATCTTGGTGGGCTTCGAAGGTATACACACCCTCTGGTGTTATCAATGTATCGGAACAACGTGAGAAGTTTCATAACCGAGAGAAGAAACCAAGCGTACCCTATCCTTATGAAGGACTAAACAAAAAGCTGTATGGCTTAAGACAGGGAGAGCTGGTTACTTTAACAGGTGGTACAGGACTTGGTAAGTCTAGTGTAACCAGAGAACTAGAACATCATCTTATTAAAAGTACTACAGACAACGTAGGTATCATTGCATTAGAAGAAGATTGGAGACGTACCATTGATGGTATACTTTCCATTGAAGCTAACGCAAGACTATACGTTGATGAAGAACGTGAGAAGTTTTCTAAAGAAGAACTTGATAAGATGTTTGATATCTTATATGATGGTGAGAATAAAAACAGAGTATGGGTTCACTCACACTTTGGCACCAATGACATTGATGATATCTTTACCAAGCTTCGCTTTATGATTATAGGATGTGACTGTAAGTGGGTGGTCATTGACCATTTACATATGCTGGTCAGTGCTGTACACGATGGAGACGAGAGACGAGCTATTGATTCTATTATGACTAGGCTTAGAAGTTTAGTTGAAGAGACAGGTGCAGGGATTATTCTTGTATCACATCTTAGAAGAGTTGATGGTAACAAAGGACACGAGAATGGAGTAGAGGTTAGCCTCTCACATCTTCGTGGCTCTAATAGTATCGGTCAGTTATCAGATTGTGTGATTGCTTTAGAACGTAATCAACAAGCAGATGATCCCGATGAAGCTAGGACTACAAGACTTCGTGTACTTAAATCAAGATACACNGGTGATGTAGGTCTGGCGGCTAGNGTTATCTATGACGGTGAGACCGGTAGATTATCTGAACTAACAAACGATGANATAGAGTTTNATAACTCTACCTCGGAGGCTTTTTAATATGGACTTAGTATTTGATATAGAAACTGATGGACTAGAAGCCACTAAAGTTTGGTGTCTTGTTGCTCAAGATGCAGAAACAAAAGAGGTGTATAAATTTACTCCAGATAATTTAGATGAAGGGTATAAGTTTTTAACTACAGCCACTCGTCTGATTGGACATAACATCATAGGGTTTGACATACCTTTAGTAGAAAAGTTTGGAGGAGTAGACCTTAGTGCTATAGAAGTTATTGATACGCTAGTTTTATCTCGACTGTTCAATCCTACTAGGGATGGTGGTCATAGCCTATCAACTTGGGGCTACAAACTTGGATACCCTAAGATTGAGTTCGAGGACTACTACAATTATTCAGAAGAGATGATGAACTATTGTGTAAGAGATGTAGAATTAAATACCAAAGTCTTAGAAGAACTTAGAAAAGAATCTAGAGGCTTTGAGAAAGATTGTATATCCATTGAGCAGGGAGTTGCTAAGATTATGAAGCAACAAGAAGCTGATGGGTTTGAGTTTGATATGCCATTAGCTCTTGGCTTGTTGGCAGAACTCAGAGAAAAGAAACAACTGATTGAATCAGAGGTACACGAAACGTTTAAACCTAAGTGGGTAGACACAAAACAAGTCACACCCTACATAAAGAAAGATGGCAATCTATCTAAGCGTGGTATGACTGACGAAGAATATCAACGTTGTTTAGATACAGATAACTACAATCCTTTTATGAGACAAACTTTACAAGAGTTTAATCTTGGTTCTCGTAAACAGATTGGAGAATATCTTATTGACTTTGGTTGGAAGCCCGATAGGTTTACACCTACTGGACAACCTATTGTTGATGAGAAAACTTTATCCAAGATCACACACATCCATGAAGCTAAACTTATTGCAGACTTTTTATTGTTGCAAAAGCGTATAGCTCAGATTGATTCATGGGTTGAAGCTGTTAAGGATGATGGTAGAGTACATGGATTTGTTATTCCTAACGGTACGATAACAGGTAGGATGGCTCATAGAAATCCTAACGTTGCTCAAGTACCTTCACATGGTAGCCCATATGGTAAAGAATGCAGGTCTTGTTGGATTGTTAAGGACGGATACAAACTTGTAGGTGTAGATGCAAGTGGATTAGAGCTACGTATGTTAGCACATTATATGGACGATAAGGAGTATGTAAATGAAATTATTAACGGAGACATTCACACAGCTAACCAAAACTTTGCTGGTCTTAAATCAAGAGATCAGGCAAAAACTTTCATCTACGCCCTCGTTTACGGTGCCGGAGATGAGAAGATTGGAAGCATCATTAAAGGAAGCAGAACAGCAGGTAAACAGTTGCGAGAACGCTTTCTTAGTAGTCTACCAGCATACCGAACTCTTAAGGAGAGAGTTGACAGAGCAGCTACAAAAACGTTCCTCAAGGGGATAGACGGTAGGAAGCTTTACATTAGAAACAAACATGCTGCATTAAATACCTTGCTTCAAGGAGCAGGTGCTATCTTAATGAAGAAAGCATTAATTATGTTAGATGATATATTAAAACTTAATACCATTGACTATAGGTTTGTTGCTAATATACATGATGAGTGGCAGATCGAAGTCAAAGAATCACAGGCTGATTTTGTTGGAGAGATGGCAGTCAAATGTATTATAGAAGCAGGTGAACATTTTAATCTACGTTGTCCTATGGATGGCGAATATAAAGTAGGGGGTAACTGGAGTGAAACACATTAACCAACCAGAGCTATTTAAATCTTCTCAAAATGAACCAAACGATAAATCAAAAACGCAACGTTGCTCTACCTGTAAAAAATATAAACCGTTTAACATGTTTGCTTTTAGAGAACCAACAGTTGCTAAGTCTTTAAGATCAGAGTGTAGAAAATGTAAAAATATTAGCGACAGATTGGTATCTCAATTAAAATTAGAAAATCCTAAACCAGTAGATAAAAATTATAAATGTCCTTGCTGTGGTATAAAAGAAAAAAAACTTAAGTCTTATGGTAGATGGTCAGACAGATCAGTTTGGGTACTAGACCACAATCATTTAACAAATAATTTCAGAGCTTGGATTTGTAATGGTTGCAACATTGGACTTGGTAGATTCAACGATGATATAAAAAAATTAAACAACGCTATAAAATATTTAAAAAACTATGACAAATAAAACAAAAACTATTGACACAACCGATCAAGATGTATATAATAAACTGTCGGCTAAGAAAAAAACAGCCGAGTCAGGACATTGGTATACTCAGACAGGTGAACCAATGTATACTGTTATCGGAGCTAACGGTAAAGAACGTAACACTACTCTTCGAGATGCTAAGAAAGATAACTTAGTACCCTCAGTTACTACCGTGTTAGGTATGATAGCTAAACCTGCATTAGAAAACTGGAAGATCAATCAAGCATTAAACTCTGCACTTACTCTAGAGAAAGAAGAAGATGAATCTCTTTCTGAGTTTGCTTACAGATG